CGGTGTTCTGGTGGGTCGCCAGCGGGACGGCCCTGCGAAAACGCTGGAAGACCATCACGAGGCGCGCCGGCCTTGGCGACGGACGCGACGTTCAGTTCCACGCTCTGCGTCGGTCGACGGCGTCGCATCTCGCAGCGGCCGGCTTCGACGCCACGGCATTTCTCGGCCACTCGTCCGACCGCATCACTCGGCGTAGCTACCTAGATCCTCGCGTGGTCGATGCTCATCGCCCCAAGGCGTGGCAGGCCATGCCGCGAATATTCAAGCCTGATGACCACGAGCCGCCGGCTCGCACTGCGTGAGCCAGTAGCGTCCCCGGACGGGTCCGGAGTTGCGATCCCCTGCGTCCATCCTTGCGGGTCGTGCCGGCCAAGGCCAGACTGCCGCCATGCGGATCGACACCGACGACTACGTGACCTGCACCCACGCCGCCGAGCTGGCCGGCGTGTCGCGGCAGTGGATGCGGCGGCTGGCCGAGGACGGGAAGGTGCGGTCGGTCGTGATCGACGGCCTGCTGTTCGTGCACCGAGCCGACGCCCTCAAGTTGTCACGTGACAACGGCCGATGAGCAGATTGTCACTTGACAACCAAGGCTATGGAGGGCCACCATGTCGATCCAAGTGTGGGTAGAGTTGGTGTTGCTGGTGTTCAGGATTTTGGCAGCCGGTCAGGCTTTCTAGGAGGACAAGGACATGTGGGCAGATGTCATCAACACGCCGCAGGCGCGGATCGTGGACGCGTTGGAGATGTACCGGTCGGCGGACGCCGTCGTGCGAGAATGCGTCGCGGCTGAACTGCTGGGCTGCGAAACGCCCGAGAGCTACGACAGCCTGGAGCGAGCTGCCGTCATGCAGGGCGATGGCTCCTTCGACTCGACGAAGCTCGAGGTCGTCGGCAAGCAGGTCGCGGCGATCTTGTGGACGTTGCGTCAGGCAGGGGTCACCGCAAACGGAACACCAGCACGGGCTCGGTCTTAAGTCCGCCGGACTGAACGTTTGACAGCGCCAGCATCAGGCCGGGGTGCTGCTCAAAACTTTCTTCCGCTGCTATGCGCTCGACGTCTGCGACGAGGCTAGGGTGCTGTCGCGTGTTGGCGACGTTGAGGATGAGCCACCCGCGACGAACCAGCGCGTAGGCGGCTCGTTGTATCAGCGGACGCAAAAAACCTTCCGTCCACGCCGCGACGATCGGGTACCGATGGCACGATTGCGTCGGCTCGTCGGCATACACCTCGGTGCGGCCGTACGGCGGTGACGTGAACACAAGATCGAATGACCGCCGGTCAGGCTCGTGGTCTTCGGCGCACTTCTTGTGCACGACGCAGTCCGTACTGGTCAGGTGTGCAAAATCCCTCGCCAGCTCTTTCAGGCCGCGCGCAGTCTGCGTCGACGGCTCGCAGCATACGTAGCGTTCGACAGCCGCGCTTGCGATGGCACCAAGCATGCGGCCGCCCCAGCCTCCGCATGGGTCCCAGCACGCTACACGGCAGAACCGATCGAAGATCGCAGCCGCTGCGGTCGGACGGAAGTTGCTGACACGCTGCACTCCCGTGGCTCGGCTGATCGCCTTGCGCAAGTCGCCGGCGGACATGTACGGGCCGTCGCTGTCGACGCTATAGCCGCCTGTGCGGTGGCAGTGCGGTATCTGTTTTCGGATTGCGGATTGCAGCCTAGCCTCGTCATCCCATACATCGATGGGCGGCCGGTTGGTGCCGCACTTTACGCCCCAGTGGTGCGGGTGATAGTGCCAGCAGATGCCGAGGCCGTGTGCGGTCGTGCCAATCACGGTTTCGCGAATCAGCCGACGACGATCGTACGCGGTCAGCTCGTCGAATCGGCACAGCCTGTCTGCGCGCGTCAAGTTGAAGTGCGGGAACCCAGACTGTTTGGCGCGGCTGGCAATTGCGGCGACCACTGCCGATTGCTCGCCGTCAGACATGGCCTTCCATTCGTCCAGGCCGACCACAGACTGACACCGTCCGCCTTTGCCGGTGAATCGGCCCTTGGCGTCGGTGGAGCTGCTCATGCCGCCCGCGTCCTCACCTGGAACGCCAGCCGGCGGATGCCGATCCGGTGCTCGGTGCTTGCAAACCACAGGTTCGCCACCTCGACGACGCAGGCCAGCACGATCAGGTTGACGGCCTCACCCTGCTCCTCGGTCTCGCACCGCAGCTCGAGCACCTCGCGGACCTTGGCGGAGATGACGCCGATGGCATCTAGCGCCTCGCGGCCGGCGCCGGCCGCCTCCGCCCGCCTGGCCAGGTCCGCCATGTGGCGCTCGGGCCAGTGCACGAGCGTGGCGTCGACGATCGCGGCCACCTCGTCGGGCAGCTGCAGGGCAGGGCCGCCGACGCGGTGCCGTACCTCCGCCCGCAGCCAGGTCAGGTCCATGCCGGCGACGTCGCCCACGGGAGCCTCCAGCATCATGGCGTGGCCGGCTTGCCAGGCGTGGGCGACGCCGCAGGCATCGGCGCTCGTGGCCGCTTGCACGCACACGAGGCCGGGCACGGGCATGGCGTCTTGTGCCCGTCGCCGTGCACGATCACGCCGGTGCCGCCGCAGTCGATGCAGCACGTGCCGTCCGGGGGAGCCGGGTCGGGCGGCACATCGGGCGACGTGACCATCGTGGCGCGTGCCGCAGCGATCGACGCGGCTGCCCGTGCCGACTCGCGGCCGATGTCGGCTGGGTCTGCGGACAGCCACGTGAGGAACCAGACGATCCAGCGCCACATGTCACCACCCTCGTCCGTGATCGACCGCCACGTATCCGTCGGAGCCGATGTGCGAGCGGATCTCGGCGTGCTGCTCGGCGGGCGGCTCCTCGACGAACACGGCCACCCACAAGAGCGACTTGGCGGCCCGAGCGATCCACCGCAGCACTGGGCGGTCGTCGAGCGGCTTGGGATCGCGGGACGCACCGGAGCCGGCGTACCAACCGACGGCCACCGCGATCACGACCATGGCCACCATGCGATGCCTGTCCGTCATTGCTCCTCCGGTGGCGGCTGCAGCCAGTCGCCGTTGTGAATCTCGCGGTACGCAAACCCGTCCACGCCACCGATGGCGTAGCTGTCGCCCTGTGCAAGGATTCGCTGGATGGCCGACTTTTCGGCCCAGAATGTGCCGTCTGGCTGGTCCGGCGGGAACTTGCCGCCGCCCACGTAGTTTCCCCATGAGTTGCAGACGAGGCCACCCGTGCGGTTGCCGAACCTCACGCCGATGACGGCCATCTGGTGCATCCACGTGCCGGACGCGGCACAGAAGCCGTCGGCGTCGCGGTTGCCGCTGTTGAAGCCGACCGAGCTGGCGATGGTCACCGGGTAGCCCGAGGTCACCGCTGCTACCAGCTCGTCCCATGTCTTGACCGCCACGACGTGCCGGCACGGATGCCGCTTGGCACGCGCGTCGAGCTTGCCGTCGTCGCCCTGGCCGCCGCAGCCGTATGCGCCCCACGCCTTGGCGCGGGCCTTGTCGTACGTCCGCAGGTCGTGCCCTAGCACGTCCTCGCGGTACACGACGCCCCAGTCACGCAGCCAGCGGGCCGCTCCCCATCCGGTGGCACCGTCGCTCCACCCGCCAACCGGCGACCGCCCGGAGCCGTCCCGGCCGCGAGCCTCAACCCGGGCACCGCCGTAGATCGCCTCGCTCGCCGGCATCTTGGGCGGCTCGGCCAGCTTGCCCGTCGCCCAGTCCACGGCCTCGGCGCAATAGACCGCGTGCATCGCGCCCCACGACACGCAGTCGCCAATGCCCTGGCGGCCTACGACGAACGGCGTGCCGTACCGGGCGCGGTGCGCTCGGTCCATCTGCCGGTAGAGAAACGTGTCGACCGGCACGGCCTGACGCATGGCGTCCGCGCCGGCCTGGGCGAAGTAGGGCTCGGGCAGCTCCTCGAGGAACCGGGCGACGCCCTCGGGGTCCGGCACGTAGCCGGTCAGGATCGCCGGCTGCCGCACCTCGCCGGCCGCCCACCAGAATGAGAGCACGAGCCAGACGACCAGTGCCGCAGCCGCCACGAGGCGCCACGGATGCTTGGGAGCGCTCACCTGGCGGCCTCCGCTGCCCGGGCGACCTCACGGTATGCCGCCACCCACTTGGCCTTCTGCTCGGGCGTGAGCGGGCCTCCTGCGGTGCCTGCGACGGTGTTGAGGTAGTCCTCGATCGCCTGACGCGCGAGCGGGTGCTTGGCCCCCAGCGACTCGCCACGGCACAGGAGGACGCGGCTGCGGACCCGCAACTCGTCGAACGCCACGCCGGTGCGGATGAGCGGCTCGGGCTGGCTCGAGTCCCACTCGATCTCGTTGGCCAGCTCGGTGCACAGGGCGGCGACCAGCGCCGCATCCCGGGCGGCATCCGGCCCGACGAACTTGCCGCGCAGCGTGAACGACGCCGGGTCCGGGGCAGGAGCCGGCGCTGGCGTGGCCGGCAAGCTGGCCACGTACGACCACGCGGCTGCCGCGACGAGCGCGGCTGCGGCCAGGTGGCGGCTGTCGAGCTGCGGCCACCGCCACTCGTGGTAGTGGGCCTGAATCCACGGCCAGGCGAGCGCCACGGCGGCCACGGCGACGAGCAGGAGCGGCATCATTCAGCGGCCCTCGTGAGCGGCAGGACGATCTCGATGGCACCGCTGGCGATCGCCAGCACGAGCGCCCGGATGGCGGGTCGGGCGAGAATCCAGACCGGCCAGACGACGACCGGGACTGCCTTGTCCGCGAGCTGGTCAAAGAGCGCGGCAACGGCCTCGAGCACTAGCGCCTTTTTCTGGGCACCGCTCATGCCGAGCACGGCGTCGAGCGTCTCGACGGACAGCCGCAGGAGAGCAATCAGCAGCTCGCCAAACTCGGCCCACGTGATGCCGCCGGCGGCCTTGGCCTTGGCGACCTCGAGGAACGCGGCGACCTGCGCCATCAGCGTGGCCTCGCCGCCTGCGGCCATCACCGGTGCGTCGGAGATCATGCCTTCACTCCCGCCAGGACGATCTCGTACGTGGCGGACGCCGATCCGCCTTCGATCACGATGTTGCCGCTGTCGAACCACTTGTTGGTCGGCGCCGTGCCGGCGGTCCACAGAAACACCGCACCCGGCGGCAGCCCGCAGTTGGTGCCGGCGATGTCGTAGGTCAGCGTGACCGTCGCCGACTGGTTGCGGACGTAGATCAGCTTGACGCTCGCCAGATTGAGCGTGCCGGCCGTACCGAAGACCGACAGCGGCAGCGCCGTCGTGTTGATGGTGTCGGTGGCCGAGATGCCGACGGTGCGCACGTCCCGCCAGTAGCCGTTGACCTGGCCGGCGCCGGTGCCGTTGGCGAGCGACAGCGTCTGCAACACAGACGCGGAGTCGGTGACGGTCGTCAGCGTCAGGTCGTCGACCCATGACGCCGCGAGCCGCAGTTGGCCGGTGATGGTGAGGACGGGAGGCATCAGGTGGGTGCCACGGAGGTGCCGACCAAATACAGCGAGTAGCTCACCGCCGCGGCGTTGGGGTTGGCGATGTACATGAGCTGGTTGGTCGACGTGACCGGCCAGGCGTTGACGTGATTGATCGTGAACCACTCCGAGCCCGGCCCGATCTCGGACGCGTAGGCGACGCTCGGCCGGCCCGGGTCGCAGCCGACGCGGATCTTGCGACCGCTTGTCGTCTCGTTGTTGACCACGCGCACCAGCCGCAGCTGGCGGAAGTCGTAGTTCACGGTGACGCCGAGCGTGGTCTGCGTGATTGCCCGCAGGTCGATCTCTTCGAGCGTGTTTGCGGCGATGGTGCGGTTGGCCGCATAGACGAGGTCCGCCTGCCGGCTGCCGCTGCCGTCGGTGATCGCGTAGGTGTTCTGGTCGGTCTTCGCGGACACGGTCGTGCCGATGTCCTGGTCGACCGTGCGGTCCCAGATCATCACGGTCCGCATCGTCGCGGTCAGTGTGTCAGCCATCGAAAAGCCCCATCTCGATGGCCTGACGGGCGACCGCGGGCTTGACGCCCAGACGGAACGCGGCCAGGGCGATGTCCTCGGGCGACAGCCTGGCCGGCTTCTTCGACGTGAGCTTGCCCCACGTCTGCTGCGTCGGCGTGTAGACCGCGGCCAGCGACACAGCGTCGGACGGCGACGGGATCGCCTCGCGCTGGCCGCTGCGGTGCCGGTAGTGGGCGATCACGCTGCCGTCCTCCATGCCGTCACGGTACGGCAGGACGGCGGTCGGTCGGCAGGGGTTATGGACGCTCGGACTCGCGGTACAGCACTAGGGCGATGATGCTGTAGGCCGCCATGTCGAGCAGCGTGTCAGGGATGCCGTCGAACTCCACCTTGCCACGGCGAAAGTAGGCCCGCAGACGGTGCATCTTGTCGGCCAGCCTGATCACGCAGCCCGCCCACGCCGGCACGTTCACGTAGTCGGCGCTCGTGCGAATGTTCGACAGCGCGTCCTCGTCGACGCCGTAGTCGAGTGTCTTGCGCAGGTGCAGCTCACGCAGCTCGTCGAGCACGGCGAGGAACTCGGCCGAGCCAGGCCGCAGCGACGACTCCCGTGCCAGCCGTGCCGGCTTGGCGTCCTCGACCGTCTGCTTCCAGCCGGCGGCCGCCGCACGCAGTTCGGCCTCGCCACGCAGGATGTAGTCGACCGGGATCGTGCGGCCGCCGTCGCAACACGGCGACGGGTCCGACAGCACGCTCGCCGCCGCGGCCTGCGCCGGCGGGCAGCCCGCCAGCGACGCTGCCATGCCCTCGTGTCGTGCCGTCACAGCCGCCCGCAGGGCAGCGTTGCTCTCGTCCAGTGTCACCGTCGTCCTCCTGGTGGTGGTCCAGATACGTGCATGCTCGACAGCCCGCCGCCGCGCTCGTACACGAACAACTCCATCGCCTGCCTGTTGCCGACAAAGCCCTGCTGCGCGTGCCACTCGTCCGGCGGACACAGGGCAGGGGCGACCCGCACGAGCACGCCGTCGATCGTCTCGATCGGCCGACTCCACTCGGCGGACTGCTGGTGGTAGTGCCCGGTGTGAATCTCGCGGTAGGGGCACTGGCTCCACAATTCCGCCGCCTCGAGCGCCATGAGCTGCGGCAGCTTCTTTTTGGCCCGGTGGCCGTGGCAGAAGCCGAGCAGGTTGCCGGCGTGGTGCAGGTACTTGCGGGGCGTGAACGTGTCCTCGACCCGCACCCGGCGGTCCTTGCGGAAGCGCTCCTGCAGGATCCGCAGCCACGCCCATGTCAGCGTTTCGTCGTGGTTGCCGTGGACCGTGAGCGTGTCGGTCGGGGCGATGTCGCCGGCCAGGTCCACGACACGCAGCAGCTCGTCGGTGCCGACCTCGATCATCTTCTGGAGCCGGCCGTCCCGCTCAAGCGGCGTGCCGCTCGTCGTGGTGCCGCTCGGCGTGTCGTAGTGGTACACGTCGCCGAGCGTAGCCACTGTCAGCCGGCTCGGCCGCATGGATGCGGCGATCGACAGCAGCTCCTGTGACGCCTCCCTGATAAGCGTGGCCGCGATGCCGACGTCGTAGTCTTGCTGGCCGGTCGTGCGAGCCCACGCGTACTTGCCGAAATGCGGGTCGGCTATCACGAGCACCGCCCAGCGGTCGCCCTTGACGACCTTGGCCTTCGGCCGAGTCGGCCGCACGATGTCGCGGCTGGCCGCTGCGATCATCGCCTCGACGACCTCACGCACGCCCGGGCCGGCGCGCGGCTTCAGCCGCACAAAAACGCGAAACAGCTCGGTCACCACCGGCTGGCCGGTCGACCGGTCGACGGACATCCCTTCCCACTTCGTGGCCTCCGAGGCCGCGACCTCGTACCGGGTCATGTCGGCCTCGATGTGCCGCAGGAGGTCCTCGACCGTGCGGATCGTGCGCGAGACGCTGCGGGCCTCGACGGTGTCGCCGTCGGTGCGTTGCGTGATCTGCTCGGTGTCCTTGCCCGGCGGCACGTCGGCTGCCGCCTCGGCCAGGACGGCGTCGGCTAGTGGCTTCGTCGTCCGATCCACGCCTCGACTCCTTGGATGCCGCAGATGTCGTGGCCACGCTGTTGGCACACCGTGACGATCGCCCGGGCCAGCGCCCGTTTGTGCATCGGCACCTGGCCGACACGCCACCGATCCCGCAGCTCCTCGAGCTGCCGCAGGTCGGCCTCCGGCAGCCGCATGTACCACGGCGCGTACCCGGGGCCTTTGTTCGCCGCGACGGCGAGCACTTGGTCGATGATTGACGGCGTGTCGTCACTCGTCACGTCGGAAGCCCTCCTGCTCGAGGACGGTGGTGAGCATGCCGGCAAACTCCTGGACACTCTCTTCTGAGATGTCCGGCCAGCGGGCGTGGATCAGCTCGTGCAGGAGCGTGTCGAGGTAGTCGGTGCCGGTCAGGCGGGAGTCGACCTTGATCGTGCGCGTGGCGTAGTCGCACAGGCCGTAGAGATTGCGCAGCCGCGCCCGGACGATGTGCCACTTGGCACCGGCGATCTCGATCGTCCGCTGTCGCCTCGCCATGCCACCACCTTATCCATGTGCGTCCAAATCCGTGGTGCCGGTGTGGTCAGGGTTTGGTGTGCCGATGCCGATTCTGTAGCCAACCTCGTTGAGCCATTGCTGGCGCTGCTGGCATCCGCAGTCCTTGACGCCTAGCGCAGCGGCCACACGTTCCTTGGTGATGCCTGCGGAGTCCAGCGCGGCGGCGACGCGATCACCAAGGCCGGGAGCGGGTGCACACTCTGCGTTCACCGGCAGCCGACGGACGCGCACGCGACGGCCGCACCGGTTGCACGTGCAGTCATGCATGTGATCGGCGTCAGTGCACACGAACGCGCACGCCGTCATGGGAGGACGATGTCCACTGATTGAACGACAACGCTATCCATTGTCGTGTCTGCATCAGTCACGCTTGAAATAAGCTGCCAATCCGAACCGATGGAGAAGCCTGGCTGCCCAAACAATGGAGCGTACGGCATTGGGTTTGTGAACTGCCCGTTGATGCACTGGGACACAACAGACCTGTCGTTGACTGCATTGGACGCTTGAGAGCAGTCTGCGGACGAGGACGTGCACCCGCCTATGGTGTCAATGTCGTAGTATTGAGAATTGCCGCACGATAACTGCCCGCTGCTATACTGCCTTTCCATTTTTCCAATAAGCCGCACGTTTAGAAGTTGCAATGCATAAAACAGATTTGTCGGCGCGGTGCTTGGATTGTTGTACACATCCACAACAATAGTTACCGCTCCGCACCCTGAAGGCTGTCCCTGCACTTCAACGGACCACCTGGTAAACGCTCCAAGAGAGCCGATGCGCGTCAAAAAATGCGTACCGTCGAGTATTGATGTTTTTGCGGCCACAGACTCTTTTTGCGTTGCTGTTCCAAACTCGCTCTGCGTGTTGTAGATTCGCGTGCGTTGCAAAAGGTAATCGTTGGCCGTGATTTCCACTATCACATCGGTGGCTACGCTCCAGTCTCCTGTGCAAGGATTGCAACACGGCGAGCATCCCAAAAACATCACGCACACTCCGCCGCAATCAGTACCCACGTGCTGTCAATCAATGCACACGCCACCCGTCGCGTGCCGCTAGATACGGTGACCGTGGCGAAATAGTTGGTGGCCGTGAACGTTGTGGCAGGTGACAACGCCGTGCCGTCGCCGGCTTGTTGCGTCACCGTGGCAGTGGCGCCTTTGTTCCACGTTGCGGAGACGGTTCCCAGTCGCACGGTGCCCCTCCCTGCGCCAATCCGCACCAGTGCCCATTTGTTCGCACCAGTCCCGGACTCCTTGTAAATGATGGCCGCACCGTTGCCGCCGCTTTGCAGCTCGGACGTCGATGCCTTCGGGCCGGCCGTCGCGTCCGCCGTGTTGCGGACCTCGAGCTTGACCTGAACAAGGCCATCCACAGCCAGCCTGCCGATTGCGTTATTGGCGATTGGCTCCACGGCGACGCCGAACAAATCGTTGGTCGAGGTGGTTGGCGTGCTGCCCCTCAAGACAGGTGATTGCTCGTACTGGGCCGTGGCCGGCCCAGTAACGCCAGTTGGTGCGACCTCCAGCCCGGTGATCGCCAGCACGCCCCAGCGTGGCACGGTCTGGCCGCTGACGTTTTTGCACGGCAGTGCCGTGTACGGGGCGCTGCCATAGATCGGGCCATCTGCGTCGAACCCGTCGCGCTGACCAAGAACGACGTCCGCCGCATCCTGCGCGCGGTTCCACGCGCCGGCCGAGAACGCCGTCCGCACCGGTTGTCCTGGCTCGACCCGGCCGTCACGACGAGTAGGCACTAGGTGACTCCGATTCCAAGCAAACTAAAGTCGGCCTCGGGGTAGACCTGATTGACGTACACGTGCGTGGGCCGCTTTAACAAAGTCGCGTCAACGACTTGATCCCAGTACCTCACCCACAGGTACTCATGGCCCTTTTTTTCAATGCCTGTAATGCTGCCAATGGTGAGGGTCGGCAGCGTCGTGCCGTCTGCATTGGGTGACGCCACAAACTTGAACGATAGCGACCACGGACTATTGCCCTTGTCCTCGTCCCAATCCTGTGAGCCGTTCGCCCCCATGAACAACACTTCGCCGGCCCGGAAGCTACGGAACGCCTGGTTGTTGGTGGTACCTGTCAAGCTGGACACGATCTTGACGTAATCGTCAGTGATGTACTGGTGCGGCACGTCATAGTTTTCAGTCCATTGGAGCGCTGGGACGACAATGTCAACGCCTTGGACAGTGTCGCCGTCGACGCCGATTGCGCCTTGCTGGTCTGGTGCCGGCGAGTCTCCACCGACTGGGTATCGCTTCTCTTGCGACGTGGTGCGGCCGCCAAGGGCTGAGCCAGCACCATACGACGGCTGTTGCGAGATGTGCGTGGTAGCACCGCTGGTGTCGAAGGACCTCGACCGACGGATCGGTTGGGGTTGCGTGTCATCGTCCGCGCCTCGGCTGACGTAGGTCACCGTCAGTTGCCACGCCTTGTCGCCGAGGTACTCGAGCGTGTAGCTCTCGGCTTGCAGTTTGTTGAGCGGCTGCCCGGGATATTGCCAGAACATGTAGTCAGTCCACAGCGTCAAATTGACGTCTGCGTGCACCGCAATGTCGTCGTCAGTGCCGAATATTTTCCACGATTTCTTGTACGTGTTTTGCGAACGCCTGTTGAGTCGATGAATGGTCGCCGACCTGCTGGCGCGGTCCTCGACCCATGTGTATGTCGGCATGGCTCTACCTACGTTGCGACTGCGTCTGTGCCTTGGTCGACCAGCTTGACTATGCCCTTGTCAATGGCCGTAAGCAGGTCGATCTGGCGCTGCGAAAGGCTTGATCCGACGCCGAGGCCGCCGATCGCAGCAGCCGAAAACGTGCCGGCTATGTCCGTGCGACTGCGTTCCTCGTTTTGCATTCCGGCTTGCATGGCCGAAGCGTCGGCCGGCTGTGAGTCGGCAGCCACGCTCGGATTCGACAGGTCCTCGGCCTGACGATTGGCCGCGTCGCGTGCCGGATTCGACGCTGGCGCCGGCTCGGCCCCTGGTGCTGGCTTCCTGGCCTCTGCAGCGGCCTTTCTGTCGGCTTCTCTCTGCTGTCGGCGTCGCTCGACACTGTCCGCGCGCTCCTGAACCTTGTCCTGTGCGGCATCTTGAGCCGCTCTCACACGACGGTCGGAGTCGGCCGCAGTTTGTTGATTCTCCTTGTCAGCCTGAGCCATCCTGCCTGCCACGCCTGGCCGGTCCTGTTCGCGCTGTCTGGCCCTAGCCGCCATCTCGCTGTCGACCTTTTCGTTTTCTTTGGCAAGGTCGTAGCCCTTTTGCAGAAAAGACTGCACGTAATTCCATGACTTTTGCACGGTCGCGACCATGGCATCCCAGGACGCCATGATTCCGTTCAAGATGTTATCCATGATGCCCGTGAGCACAGCGCCGACGGTGTTTGCTGACTGCACCACATTGCTCCACATTTGGTCCCACACGACGTACAGCTGCGTGCCGGCCATCGTGAAAATGTTCAAGATGCTGTTTATCACCACCTCGACGGCACCGACGAGGTCGGCGTCGGCGACTGCGTCGCTTAGTGCAGACCAATTTCCGGTAAAAGCGACCAGACCAGCTACCGCAGCGGCGATCAGTGCAGGTATGAGCACGATCGGCGACATGATCGCGCTCACCGTCGCGGAGACCACAGCAAGGCCGCCGCCAACGGCGTAGATCGCCACGCTTAAGCCGATAAATCCAGCCGTGAGCTGTGCGACCAGTGCGATCGTCTCTTGATTGTTCGACACAAACGCCGCCGCGCCTTCGGCAAACCGCGACAGCGTCACAAAGGCCTGCGTTAGCGATGGCGCCAAGGCGGATCCAATGGCGATGGCCAGTCGCTCGAGCGACGCCAACAGGCCGAGGCCCGTGCCGCTCAATCCGCCCATCGTGACTCCGAACTTGTCGGCGACCGACAGCGCACCAGCCATGCCATCGCGCATCGCCGCAAAGCCATCGACACCTGCGGTGGTCAGCACCGCCGCGGCACGGATTGCATCCGACCCGAAGATTTGCCGAAACACGTCATCCTTGGCTGCCTGGTCCATGCCGGCCATGGCCTGATTGAGCCGGCCGATGATCTGCACCATTGGCAGCATCTTGCCTTCGGCGTCGCGGAATGAGTCGACTGTGAGGTTTAGTCTTGCAAGCGCGTCAACGGCTTCGTCGGCCGGAGCCATGAGACGTTGCAACATCGTCTTGAGCGACGTGCCGGCGTCAGAACCCTTGATGCCGGCGTTGGCCAGGAGCGCGAGCGCCGCCGACGTGTCCTCGATGGATTGGTTGGCGAGGCCGGCCACGGCGCTGACTTGTGACATCGCCAGCGCTATGCCTTCGATCGACGTGCTCGACGCGTCTGCGGCAGCGGAGAGCGTGTCGGCGGCCTTGGCACTTGTGACACCGAACACGTTCATCGCGTCGGCCATCACGACTGCCGCCGACGCCACGTCCATCTGTGCGACCTTCGCGAACTGCACGGCGGCCTGGCCGGCACCGCCCAGAACCTGCTCGAGCGATACGCCCGCCTTTAGCAGTTCCAAAAATCCTTGAGCCGCCTGCGTCGGCCCGATGCCGAGAGCTGCACTCATGGTCATGGCAGCCGCTCGCACAGCGTCGAGCTGCTCGGCAGTCGCACCGGTCGACGCACGCATCGACAGGAGCACGTCTTCGAACCGCGATGCCGCGCCGACGGCGGCGACGACGGGAGCGGTTAGTGCGGCACCGGCGGCCGCCATCTGGCCGCCGACCTGCCGCAGGTTCGCCCCCATTTGGCCGATGCGCTTGTTGACCTGGGCGATCGTGCCGTAGAGCTTCGACGCGTCCGCGCCGATCTCGACGAACGCACGACCCATCCGGACTGCTGAAGCACTCATGTTCTCACCTTGTGCCAGTCAGGGCCGAATAGTGCGGCGATCTCCTCGGGCGTAGCCTGTCTGGCGGCTGGCCGACTCACGAAGGGGTGGAAGTCATGAGGTTTTCGTGCGGGCTTGCCTCTTCCACGGTGATTGTTGTGGTACAGGCAGATGAGGTTGGCCGTGTGCCACCAGTCGTGCTCCAGCCGCGCCGTGCGGGCGGCGATGAGCTGTCGGAGTGTCCAGTCTCCTGGGTGCACTCCGAGGATGCCGGCAGCTTCCCAGATTGTTCTCCAGACTTGACTGTCGTGACCATCGTTGCCAGGTTCGCCTCCGCCTGGTCCAGCAGCTCGCCCGTGATTTCCTGCATTTTGCGGGCGAGAGTTGCGACCATCCGACGGAGGCGTTGGGGGAAAAAACTGATCAGTTCCTCCTCGAGCGACTTGGTCGCTGCGTCAAGGCAGTCACCACGCAGTCCGTCCAAAAACTGCTCCTTGGTCAGTTTGCGATCCTCGACCTGTGCAACCAGGATCGCGTAGAGCACCTCGCCAGTCGTGGCGTACTGGCTGCGAAGGACCTGCAGCGTCTGTGCGATTGATGCGATGTCGACGATGTCAAATGCTTTGGTCAGCTTTTTGCCGGTCGGCATCCCCTCTGCGTTCAGCTCGTCGACCGTGACAGTGACCATCTCTCGCACGCGTAGCGCAGCAAGCACTGTAAGTGCGAGTCTCCACGGCCGGCCCTCGTCGTCCTTGAACTCTTGCATGGTTACCTCAGACTAGCCCTCGTCATCCGAGCTTCCACCTGGTAGCTGGTCACACCGTCAAGCGGATTGGACTCCGACACGCTGGTGATGATCGCGCTGAAGGACCAACCGCCGCCGCCGCCGCTTATGGCGACCAGTTCACCTGCCGTCAGCCTGGCGAGCTGGCACTCGGAGGACTCCAGCACCTCGAATGAGACAGAAGCGTCCCAGCCCGTGGAATAGGCTGTGGCATACCGGGAGCCGTATTCCTCGACGTCGAGCGTACGCGCAGTGGCGGTCCACTCGACGTTGCGCACGCTCGTGACGCTCGTTCCCACCGTCAGGGTGGCATCTTTGCCGAGCGTAATAGCCAAGCCTCACCCCCGCCGAGCGGTAATGGTGTAGGTCACTGGGCCGTCGATCGCCGCGTTCTCGGTTACAGACACAATCATGAAATTACTCGTGAGCGAGTTGCTCTCGAGCGACGCGATCACGCCAGTGACGTCGTGGCACTCGATCTCCCACGTCTGCGTCTTAAATCCGGCATCGAACGCGCGATAACCGGCTCCGCCGGTTGTGCCGCTGATGTTGCTGCGATTGCTGACATCGACGGCCTCACACTCTTCGGTGAACGTCGCCGAGATGATGTCCAAGCCAAACGGAGGAGCTGCGGAGTCCTTGCCAAGATCGATGGCCATCTATTCACCCTCTGTATCAGGACTGGGTCTTGTACCGCGTCGCGGACACGGTGAACGTTTTGATTCCGTCGAGCGGCTCCGAGCGAGCCACGTTTGTCACCAAAAATTCGATCGTGTCTGCGGTCTTCAAATTGGTGTGATCAAGCGTGAACGACGCGCCCACGCTGACGCCGGGGTCGTCGACGCACTCGACCTCGATCGTCTGCTCGATCAAGGTCTTCTTGTACTTGCGAAAGCCAGCGGACCCGTCGGCGAACGACGTGCACTCGACCTCGTTGGCCGCGTTGTTGATCGTGATGGACCGAGCACCTGTCAGACCGGTGACGGTCACGTCTTTGCCAAGAGTTACAGCCATCGAATCCTCCCGTGGCGGTGTTTGTCAGACTACGACCGTCGCCGTGCTGGCTCGCAGGGGGTGTGGACGACTAGGGGCCGCGGATCTGGTCGCGGAACTCTTTCTCAATGCGTGGTTGCGCCAGCCTGAGGCCCTTCTGCATGTACTGCCTGCGCTTGATGCGGATCTTGAACGAGTAGGCGCCTGTCATGGTCCGTCGCCTGCCGTCACGACTCCGTCTCTTGGACGAGCCCTCTTTTGGCGGCGTGTTGGTCAGCACGCCGTACACCCGGCCTCTTCCGCTTTTGGGGATCGGCTTGAACCAGCGTCTGGAAGACCCGCCACGCTCCACCAGCGCGTTGAGTTTTGGAAACTTGGCCGGCCCGACAACGACCGACTCGGATCTTCTGTCGTAGTCGAACTGAATGTCCGACAGCAGCATTCCCTTGGGATTGCGCGTGGTCTTCCAGCTTGTCACCTTGTCGGACAGTGGCACGCGGTTGACGAGCGCGACCAGTTTGAGGTTGAACCTGGTACCAACCGTGACGTTGACAGGTCGCTTGCGCGGCACACGGTTGGACATCGCACCTTGGGTGCGACGCATCACAATGGCGCCGACTCTGGTCAACGCTTTGGCGCGAGCCTCGCCGACCTTGCGTCGAATGCGCTCGTTCTGGATTTTGAACTTGCTCTTGGGCAGGTCGAGCGTGAACTTGAACCCACCGCCTGGCAGGGGCGTGAAGGAGCCACCGCGGGTCAGCTGCGAAATGCTCGCCATCACGTGTTGACCGCACGGAAGACGATGTAGCTGGCTGTGATGACAGCCCTCCAAACGTTGCGCTCTTGTAGGGCCTGGTCCGGGTTCACCTCCATCTCGACAGACGACGGCGATGTGACGCCAGTAGGGAACGTGACGCCGGCAGGCCAGACGTGCGACCTCAGCACGTCAATAACTTCTTCGGCCAGCTCGTACATGTCGTCGGCGGTTTCCTCGGTTGGCGTGTGCCTTGCGACGAATACGTTGATTCCGTACGTGTACTCATGGTTGGTGCGGTTGACGCGATTAATGGTCACGGCACCAGGCGACACCACGAGCACGGCGTCGGCCAGTTCCTCGATCTCGTACTCGGGCCAATTCAGTCGCACCACGCTCGGCTGTGTGGCGACCGACGACAGCGTCGTCGCGTCGAGGCCTGACCGCACGGCGTCGGCTAAATCAAGCAGCGTGCTCATGGGCCTCGATCTGCTCCACGTTCTTCACGAGCCGCGGGTCGTCCGGGCATCGTCGCACAGCCTCGCGGGCGTACCGCAGGGCTTGTGGGTGCTTGCCTAGATTCCAGGCAGCCACGGCAGCCAGGTCGTAGGCCTTGGTCACAGCGTCCGGGTCGGTGGCGTGCGTCGACTCACCAGTGGCCTGCATGGCCGCCTCGGCGAACGTCAGGCACTCCTGCCACTCCTGCCGAAGGTAGTGCACCCACGCGAGTTGCTGCCACGCGTCGGGCTCCGCCTTCGCCTCGTAGGCTGCCCGGTGCAGATGCCGCTCGTCTTGCGTCAGCCGGTACAGGGCGCGGTATGCGTACGACCGCTCGGTCGGCGTGCCCGGCAGGCCGAGGTAGTGTGCGAACGTCGCCGCGGCGGCCGGGTGCCCGACCCATTCCTGCTCACGGGCTAGGTACCAGTGAGCGCGGGCATCGTGCGGCGCCTCGCGGACCGCCACCTCAAGCAGCTCGAGGTCCGTCTTGTGCCGCTTGCCAGGCGTCCGGTGGTGATGGATCTCCAGACCGTCGGCAACGGCCTGCACCTTCTCGCCTGACCAGCACACGAGCCCCTCGTGCGTCGGTGCCGACCACCGGAACCCGCGGCGGGCGTGGACGCGGTCCGAGAGAAAGACCAGCCCTGGCACGCCCGGTGACTTCCACGACCACACGTACCGGTACCGCAGGTTGTTGACGTTGCCAGTCCACGCCCGCTCGATCGCCTCCCGCCACCCGGGTTGCAGCCGCTCGTCGAGGTCCAGCCGCACGCACACGTCCACGTCGTCCGGCAGGTGGTACAGCGACAGGTTGTGCGCGTCGTCCCACCGCCACGGGATCACGTTGCCCGTCATCACCGTGATGCCGCAGGACCGCAGCCTCTGCGGGGTCGAGTCGGTCGACCCGGTGTCCGTGACGATCACCACGTCGGCGCCGTCGGTCGACTCGGCCCAGTCGATCGCATGGGACTCCTCGTTCTTGGCGAGCGCGTAGATGCCGATTTTCATGTGGTGATCACCGCACACTGCCGCAGGCCGTCGTCGATCCATCTGGCAGGCCGTTTGGCTTGGTCGAGGAACTCGAGCACCGCCCGCCGCACGTGCGGGTTGTCGCAGTCGTCCGCCAGGATCACCGGGCACGCGGCCACCAGCCGCAGGTCCCGCAGGGCACCCTGGTAGGAATGGTCGCCGTCGACGTGGGCAAAGTCCGCCCGCGGCAGCTCGCGGACGTGCTGCGTGTCCACGAC